ACAGTAGGATCATTTGCCTTATAGTTAATACTATAACCATCCTTTCCTGCCATCACATTATATGACGTGTAATCCCCTACAGGAACATTTATTTCAGGAAACTTACTTTCTCTCTTCGCAAGCATTCCTATCATCCCTATATGAGATAAAGCAAAAAGACTTCCGATTACTCCAATGGCAATCCACTTTGTTTTTTCACCAGTCATAATGCAACCAATAACTAATTAATATATATTAATTATTCTTTTTTCAAACTTTCTGACCCACCTACGGCAAAGGGGTTGTATTTGGCGGTAGCAATACGATACATTTTTTCATGCATATTATTAATATCATCTGCTATTTCTTCTTCAGGTCTTGGATTGTCAGTGGCAATAGGCATAAGATCTAATGGGTTTATTTTATTATCAAACCAAACATCATAAGGAATTTCGTCTGGTGCTGGATAGGTCATCTGATTTTTATCAGTATCCTTACTATCTATATCACTACCAACGTGTAACGGTTAATTCAATGGAATTATCATCCATTTCCCATTCCTCATCTACTTGAAATCCCATATCTTTAATAGTATTGTGTATGGTCATTCTTGCATATTGTTGTGTAACCTTATCTATGAACCTAGAAGGAGGAACATCAAGATTCCAAGTAGCATGATCAGAATAAAGATCATAAGTTTGGGTTTCTTGATTCCAACGAAATCCGATATCGTTTGATACAGCAATTTCCGCATGAACCACAGGATGATTCTCAGCGTGATCAGGATTTGTAATAACAAGATTCTGATCTTCTTTAACATCGTAACTGAGCAAATTTAATGCTTCTAGTAAGTTAGAACGATCCTTAAGCTTGGTCTTTATTGTGCTGAAGTGAGACATTTTCTTGTTGGATTTTTTGTTGATAATATTCTGGTTTATAAAGTTTTTGGGTAACGGTACCCAATTTATTGTCTATTAATTTTGTAAGTTCTTCACATTCATTAGAGACTGTACCAGTAACTTCTTCAGTTACAGTTCCATCTTGTCTGATAGTGAACTTAATAGATTTAGGCATTTTACCAAGTCTTTGCGTGTGTATTTAGATCACCTTCAACATGGTTATGATCTACATTATCTACATGATCAATATGCTCAATGTGGCCATGATCAATATTAATGTGAGCACCAGTTTCTAAAATGTTTGCAATTCTTTCAAGTGCATCTGCGATGCGATCAGCAGGTGATTCCATGATAATTTAAATTAATAACTATCCTGCGTTTTTGGTTAGTGCAGGTTGTGCCAGTATGATGTAATCGTGATGGGAAAGTTACCAATCGATTCTCAACACTCTCGATTGTATCACCATTTTGGAATTCTGTAAACCCATCATTAGTATTAATGTAATATATTGCTGTTATACAATCAAATGGTTGATCAATATGGAACCCATGTTTTACAATCTTAGTATGTCTTGGGTTACAGTTTACTTTTGCTCTAATGAGTTTCTCACTATTGAGTTTATCAAGAATAGGAACTAGAAGTTGTGCAGCATCAGATTTAATTTCATTATACTCATAAAGCATATGATAAAACTGATAGTTATCTAATTCATCACATTCTGCAGGTTCTGATTTATTATCACACCAACGCCAAGAAATATCAGGGCCAAAAAAGAAATTTCTTATTGGTTTGAAATCAGATTCACTCAAAAAATCATTATAAATTGTAATCATTAGACTGTTATATTATCTGCTTTGACTGTGACGGTTGCTGAAGAAGAACTTCCCATAGTTACTTGCATTAATAAATTAATTCCACTAATAGTTGCACTAAATGTTCCTAACATAGATCCTGTAGCAATTGCAGATTCCTCTATAATTGATGCAGTAGTTCCATCATGTATGATTGTATAATTACCCATCTGATATGCAGAACCTTGTGTAATTAATACCTTAACAAATGATCCACGATATGATGCATGTGCAACTGATAATACTGTTGTTGCACTTGTAGATGAAACACTAGTATCTGCTTCTTGTGGGCCAGTTCCTGTTAAATTAGAACCATCTCCACTGAATGATGTAGCAGTTAAAGCTCCGCTTGATGAATTAAAAGATAAATTAGAACCTGTTTTTGGTGGTAAGTTTCCAGTTGCAGCCGTTACAAATAAGGGGAAGCAAGTAGTATCTGATGATTCATCTGCAGCAGTAACATTAGTTGCATTAGTTGCTGTACCAGTAGTATCTTGATCACCAGCAGTGTTAACACCTGGCAGATTAATTGCAGCACTACCGTCAAATGATACACCACCAATATTTCTTGCTGTAGCAAGGATTGTAGCAGTAGCAGCATTACCAGTACAAGAACCAGATGAACCCGATGCATTACCTGTTACATTACCAGTTAATGGGCCGACAAAACTTGTAGCAGTAACAATTCCAGCAGTTATACCACCTGTAGAATGTATCGTCGCTGCAGTACCAACATTTACTTTGGCAACTGTTATTGTTGGACTTCCACTTAATCCAGCAGCAGTACCTGATGTATTCTGATTACCTGATTCATTTACACCTGGAAGATTAATTGCAGCAGAACCATTGAAGTTTACTCCACCAATTGCTCTTGTAGTTTCCAGTATAGTAGCAGTAGCAGCATTACCTGTTGTATCTTGGTTTAGTGTCGCAACTCGTGCAGCTGCAACCGTTCCAGAAGCGATATTAGATCCACTTAATGCTGTTATATTTGCACCACCACCAACAAAGTTTGCAGCAGTTACAATACCAGAATATGTTGCATTACCATTCGTAGCTATTGTTGCTGCTGAACCAACTTTCAATCCACCATAAAGATTTGCTGTTGTTCCGCTACTAATATTATCTGTAGACGCAACACCTATTAATCCAGAACCATCACCATGATATACTCCAGCAGTAATAATACCAGAAACGGTCATATTACCAGTGGATCTATGAAGTGTTATTCCTGCTCCTACATGTACTGTATCAGTATCAATAGTAACCGAACCACTACCTACTGTTAATACACCAAGTACACGAGCATTACCTTCTACAATTAATGAGGTATTTGCTGAACCTGCTTTAACATTAAGACCACCCAAACAAGATGTTAATCCAACAAAGGTAGATACACCAGCAGTTACATGTAAACCTTCTGAACCAGTCTGCTGTATTCCTTTGGTTGCAGTAACAATACCAGTAGAATATATGTTCTGAACATTATCATAATTTAATTCAGTTGCTGTTAAAATGCCAGTAAAGAAACCATTAGTTGCAGTAATAACTCCAACACTCATTCCAATGCCAGATACATTACCAACCTTTAATGCAGAATCTAAAGATTGATCAGCACTTGATATTAAAGTACTTCCAATTCCAACCCAATTTGTTCCATTGTAGATTAATACTTCACCAGTAGTAGGAGTAGTACCAACTTCTACATCAGAAAGATCATTAATAAAACCTGCACCACCGCCACCAATAGTAGCAATCTGTTGCTGAGTTCTACTAATGAATAACCTATAATGATCTGCTAATGATTTGAGATTTGGGAACTGCTTATCTAATGGAGTTAAGGGGTCACTATTACCATCAACAGATTGTGGTTCATCGTTTGGTTCATTTAATAAACCTTCTTGTAAATCCTTTATTTCATTAAATTCTTTTTTAAATGCTTGTTGCTTCTCTTTTAATTCATCAACTATAAGATAAAGAGATTTTAGATTTTTAACATCACCACTAAGTTTTTCTATATCTTCATCATAATATTTTACTTTAGGAAGATTTGCTATCTCCTGAGTAAGACCTTCAAAATAACCACCATATAGATCTTTAGTGGCATCATTCTTTCTATTAAACTCTTTGACTTCTTCTTCAACCCTTTGCTTTAAAACATTATACTTACTAAGTATGTGTTTTTTTAATAATCTATCATCATTCTTAAAAGAATGTTTAGTTTCATGGATCTTAAGAGCAGCTTCTCTTAATTCTTTGTATATATTCTCCTTAGTTTCCTTTAAATTATTAAATACTTTCTCAAATTCAACCTTATTTTCAAAATCTTTAAGGTCAAAATTTTCCGAAATCTCTTGTATTTCTTGATCTATTCTACCTCTAATAGAATCAAGACCATCATTTACTTTTACAAAGTCAGAATCAATAACACCAAAGGTTTTTCCTATCCATGAAAAATCAGGAACTTCATTAACTTCATTTACCCATTTAGGGAACTGGGGAATAGATTCTTTTACTGCAAGAATATCTTCCTTAAGAGATGTTAGATTACCTTCATAGTGTCTAATTTCTGGAAGACTATTGAGTCTATGAGTAAGACGGCCAATTTCTTCATCATAATACTTTATCTCTGGTATATCTGCAGCGTTTGTACGTACCTCTTCCTTTAATTCATCAATTAAATTGCATACAGTCTCTATCTCTACATCATATGTTTTTTGCTCTGGTATCTCAGGGATACTTTCCTTTATCCCCTCAATATATGATGTGAGTTGTTCTAATTGTTCGTCATAATATTTTATCTCTGGAATATCTGGAATATCTTTTCTTACATCATTTATAAGACGTATTACTTCTGTTAAATCTTGTGGCTCTACTTCTTCTTCTATAGAGCAAGGTGCAGTGTCAGGTATTTCTTCTTCCTCTTTCTCAACGAACTCGTCAACCGAAGGTAATTCCTTTTCTTCTTTTATAATCTCATCAATTGATGGTAACTCCTCGTAGAAGTCATCAATCGACGGCAACTTGTCCGACATGGTATTAGTAAGTTAGATACTTCGGGATTCCTCTCCCCTGATTTATTTAGAGTCTTTAGGTAATTGAGCTTTAAGCATTTTTTGAAGTTCTGCAGTAGAACCAACAAACAATGCATTATTGACTGTAGATGGGCCTTTTTGTTGAGACTCCTCTTCTACATCCTTTAACTTCTTTTGAAGATCCATCAACTTATCGGTAGCATCAGATACACTCTTAATCAACTGGCCAGCGACCTCATATGCCCTTGGCATCTCACTATCCTGTGCAAGTTCAAGAATACCATTAATTGCTTCTTGACCTTTCTCTATAATACTGTAAAGATTACCACGAGTATACTCATAGTCTTTTTCAATATCATTTTTAGTAAGTCTATCAGGTTTTTTCTTTTCTACTATCTCAGTTGTTTCTTCAGGAACAATTGATGACTCTACATTAAAAACATCATCTAGATTGGTTTTCTTCATGAGTAGGAACCATCAAATCCAAAGTCATCACCCATCTCTATTGCTGCAGTATCTACACCAACACCCTCTGCATTATCAGTATAATCAATACCTTTAATGTCAGTTCCTCTTACATGACCAGTGGCAACGGTCTTATCTTGACCTCTCTTAACTGTAAGTTTATTACCAGTGATCTTAGAAACATATAATTCTTCACCTTCAATTTCAATATATTTCTTAACAGTAATGGCAGTTGCATCATCAACATTTATTTCAGTTACATCTGCATCAATATCTTCGGAAAGATTTGTGGCAACATCTCCAGTGTAATCCTTGATTGCTCTAGGTTTAACAGCATAAGTAACATCTCTTTCTGTGCTCTTAGCACCACCAGCAAGATAACGAACAGAAACAGACTTGACGATATCCTTGGATGCAGAAGAAACAGGGCCAAATAAGTATGTCTTAGCAGTAAAGTTTAATGTATAAAGAAGAACTCTCCTTGTAGTATAATCTCCTTCATAATCATCTGACATTGTAATATTTTCTAAAATAACAGGAACATCTCTTTTCTCATTTATACTAGAAAGAAGATTAACTGTTAAATTATATTGTGGTTGGAAATATGGTAAGATCTGTTCTATTATTTGCAATCCATCATCATTCAACTTTACCATAATAGAAAGTTCAAATTGCATATTATATGGAACTGGAGTATATACTTTCTTAATTTCTGTTCCATCATCTGCATCTTTTACAGTAATGGTTTGAGTTGTTGTAACTTTTCTAGATGGATCATAAGTCAATCCAGTAAACTCAAAAGACATTCTTGGTAATGATATTTGAGTTGCTTGACTTAAATTCGGTGCTTGCTCTAATCTTGCTAAAAACTTCTGAGTAGGCCCATATGCCAAAGGAACTTTCACAGTTGAACTTTCTTGCTTAACTGTTAGGCCATTAAAAAGTGTACCAAAGGAAATAATTGTCTTTCGTAGTATTTCGTTATAAAAATATTCAAACATAGTTATAGACCTATTGTATTATATTTAGGGTGTGCCAAATGGGTTACCTTCAGAGAAGTCTAAAATAGCATCTGCTTGAAGTTCAAACTCATCATTTTCACCAAAACCATCATCAAAATTAGTTAGGTCAATTAACCTAATCAGATGAGCAGCTCCAGAAGATGACCCAGTAAGTGTTTCACTTGTTTTAAATGCACCAGATATATTATATATCTCCATTTCACTAGTTGAAGCATTCCAAGTTCTTACTCTTGCTGTAGCTCCACTTACACTACCAGTAACTGTCTCATTAAATGAGTAGTTTCCACTTCCACTACTTCCTGGTGAAGCAATGGTAATTGCTGGTGCAACAGTATATCCTGCACCAGCATTAGTTAGATGAATAGCAGTTATTGCTCCCGCACTACTTATAATCGCTGTTCCTGCAGCACCTGTTGTAGAAATTCCATTCTGTGCGGTGAATGTTATAGTTGGTGACGTAGTATATCCAGAACCACCAGCACTAATAGTTACAATACCAACAGTTCCATTTTCCATCTTAGCCGTTGCTGCAACTCCTGTTCCATCACCAAATACCTCTATTTGAGGATTACTTGTATATCCATAACCTGGATTTATAAGATTGATACTTTGAACTACTCGTTTTGCAGTATCATCAATAGCACCTGAACAAACAGCAATTCCACCAAGTAGATTTGCAGTTGCTATACCACTTAATCCACCACCTGGTGCAGATGATATAGCCACCCTTGGAGCATACGTATAACTATTACCTCTATTTGAAAGGAATATTTGTTGAATACCACCATTTACAATACCAGTAATAGCAGTTGCCTGAACAGCACTTCCAACTAAAGTTAATTTCTGTGTTCCAGCAGAACCAATGAGAACTTCTTCACCATCAGCACCTTCAATTCCTTCTAGAGTATCATCAATTTCATCAACTCCAGTATCAATAACCTCATCCTCATAGCGGAAGAGCTCACAACGCAATTCATAAACATAAGTATTCTTAAGTTGATAGAATGGTTTTTCATGCTCTACATATTTAATTTCAAACAGACGATCTCCTAAAGGAAAATATACTAAATCTCCTTCTTTAGGTCTTGTAGATAATTTTATATTCTCCTCATTCTTCATTAGAGGTGAAACATATGTTTCAAATCTTTCTTTAGAAATAATCAGTGTTACTTCATTAGTTGCCGTAATACCAAACTTAGATAACATGGTTGGATTATCTCCATAACCATCAAAGTTATCGATATATGCTTCTATTGGATATGCATCATCAAATGTAGATTGAGTTACTTCTTTTAATATTGATTTTTCTGCAACATATTTTCTAGGCATATAGTGTATATCTACACCATACATCTTCAACTGTTCGTTGATTAATGATTGAACAAGATTTTGCTCTCCTGTCGATCCCTGTTGAAAAAATGGGTTAAGTGCCATGATCTTAACCTATCATATCTAATGGAGGAAGTTCGTAAGAGTTAGACATCATTTCACGAATTCTTTCCAATTCCTTTTCTGCATCATCATACATTTGACGACCATTTAACTCCACTCCACCAGGAAGTTTTACTCCTTGGAATTTCATTAAGTTTTGACCCCACTGCCTTTTAACAAGAGCAGTTAGATACATTTTTAAAAATGAATCATTCCAAACTCTTGAATAATCATTTGGATTCATTGCTCGATAACAATCCATAACAATATAATCTCCTTCAGTAACATTTCCCCAATCAACATCCATATACAGTCTATCTTGTCTTTGATTAAATCTAATTTGTTTTTGGGTAGTTAACAGAAAATTAATATCTTCAAGATATGTCTTAGTCATTGCATACGTTAGTAATTCCGTAGCACCCCAATAATAAATGTCATTTAAAAATAACTGATACTTAACACTGAACATATTATTTGTAACAGTATTAGATCCATCATAATGAAATATTTTTGTCACTCCAATAACTTCTGGTGGAACTTGTAGATAATTAGCAGTTTCTGTCCAACTAAAACTAGTAGTGCCACCATCAATAGTTGCAGTTGCAGTTGTAGTTGTTACTCCAACATTATCACTACGCTCACCTCTAGATCTTCCTCTTTTTATATCATTCTCTGTTAATTTATATTTTAAAAAAGTATTATAGACACCATCAAAATGCCTCTCTTGAAAGAACTGAATAGCATCATCCAGAATATCTTCTATTTGTTCATCAGCAACATTAATCTCCAATACAGGAGCACCTAACTGCCTTTTACAGTAAGTAATGAGTTCTGATCTTGATGCTGGTTGAGCCATTTATACTATACCTCTATCAATATTTATAGGGATGAGATTGATGATATACCAGGTAGAACTAGAATATTACCATCCACCAATCTGTAGAAGGTATTTCCAGAACTCACTACGACATCATAAACATATCTACCTTCCTCTATAGTTTTAGTTTGTGTTCCACCTAGAGAAACTTGAAGTTTTCCGTCAGCAGCACTTGTAATTCCAACACTAAAAGTTGCTGCAGGATATCCAGTAGATCCAATAGAAACACTTTTTGTCATCTGAGATGAACCAGAATAACCTTCAAGATTGAAAGCCGTATTTGATGTTCCTACAACTTCAAAATTTGCTATAAAATTAGCCCCACCAAGCATAGTAAAATTGGCAGCATATGAAGCACCAGCTTCTGGATCAAAAGTGATTTTCTTATTTGCCATTGACTAATTCCTTTAATAGAGATTTGATTTCACTCATTTCAGACTTTAAGTTAGCAAGATCTTCTTCAACAGAAAGAACTTGGTTTTTTTCTTTCCTTTTTGCATTACGACGAGCTACATACTGATTATAATCACCAGTGTTAGTATTGATAATTTGATTAGTTCTAGGATCTCTTGCAAGATCTGAATGATCCTTTACTTTAACGTAATCCATATTATGCTAGGGTAATAACCCTTAAGTCAGAAACTTTAGGAACATATGTTTGGTCAGTTCCACTAAGAACAAATTTAACTCTATAATATTTAAATGATGGTATATTTTCGGTGCTAAATGTATACTCTCTAAATTGAGCAGCAGCACCACCCAATGCAGCAATATCAGAATCAATCACATACTTGTCAGGTCTTCCATCACTTTCAGACAATTCAATAATTTGACCTCTATTATTGAAATTGTTAAATCCAGGGAATGGTATAAATGTTGGTTCAAATCCTGGTGTTGCACTAATTGCATAGAAGCATCTAATGTCTGTGTATTTATTAATATGAGCATTAAGTATAATCTTAATGGAAGTTGCAGGATTTTCTAATGCATTTTCTCTAGAGATGTATTGACATGCTGAAGGATCATCTTTTAGAGTATTCACTCTAGGATCTGTTTTGTAATTTGAAATAGGAGAATCAATTCTATTTGAAACCAAAATTGTATTACAGCGATGAAGGTCAATCATTGGAGTCAAATGAGTATTTGATGTTGCCAAATTAACCGTTAAACCAAGTGATCTATCTCCTGGGAAGTTTTGAAGAACTGGATTGTTCGTTTCATTAACTCTTGATGCAACACATCTTGCAGAATTAAGATAATTTGTTTTGTTTATTGTAATTGCTTCATAACCCTTATCTACAAATGGTAAATCTAATCCTTTACCAGACCCATCAGCAAGGTTTGTTCCAGATACAGTTCTCATTGATGCAGTAACATTAGTTCCAGGAACAGTTACGTTATGGATCATTGGTGCAACCATTTGGAATGGTATATTCTGAGATGCATGTATGTGATATCCACCAGTAGATTTAGTTTCATTAAATTTAATTGGTGGGAAACTAGAAGCAGTAGTAGAACTTCTATCAATTGAATATACTTCATTAGCACCAGAGGTGTTACCAGTTTGATCTAACTTAAGTGTATAATGATCAAATGATATAGGTCTTGGTTCAGTATCAGTAACATTACTCATTAAATGAGTTTTATTAATTCTACTTAATGAAACTCCACCCATTTCATACTTATAAACTGGTGTTCCTTTTAAATAATTCTTCTTACCAGATCCTCTTGTTATTCCTGTTATAGAACCACCAGATGCTCCAGTATACTTGACAATTTCTTCACCAATTTGTAATAGGCCAGGGTTGGTTGCACCAACAGCAACATTTTCAAATGTTGCTAAATTACTAGTGCTTTCAACAGCAATTGATCCTGTAGAAGTTGAGTTGTATGGTAATGTCAATTTAGTTGGAGGAACGTCAGATGCTGAATCTGTAATCGCTACTCTGTTAGTATCATGATGCATACCATGATTCAAATGATCTATACTAAAGTGTAATCCATCATTTACCACAGTGATTTTTTCAGCTGTTGTACTAGAAATACCACCTGATGTATGAGTATTCAGTGATGTTGTTAAACCAGTTATTGAACTAGTGTATGTTAGTCTTCCATTTAGAGCAAAATTACCCTGAACATCGTCAAGAATTAATTCATTTGTTCTACCTATAGAAACAATAGATAATCTCGCATTTCTACCAACATTATTATTTCCAATAGTTGCAATACCCAAAACATCACCTTTAGTGTATCCACTACCAGAAGCTGTAACTGTGCAAGCACCAACAGTACCATCAACAATATGAACATCAGCAGTAACAAAATCACCTGTTCCAGTAATGTTAGTCATACCAACACCAGTGAATCCGTAAGAACCACTAGCAGGAGTGTAACCTAAACCAGCATTAATAACTGACATATCGCCAGTAGCAATACCAGCATTTCCAACATAATTACCTGTTGCATTAGATGGTGATGTATGAGCAGTTGCTCCATCATTATGTGCTGCTTGTGCAATTGTATTTCCTAACTGAAGAACAGTATCTGAAAGAGCTGTTCCTATACCAATTCTAACTTTATTAGAATTAATATTAATAGAGTTAGGCATTAATTTTGCAACTTGTGCATTACCCTCTGAAAGAATAGGGTTATACAATTCTAGAGTTCCATTTTGTTCAAATTCTGCTCTACGGAAATGGAATTTTAAATCTTCCCACTGAGAAGGATCCCAAGTAGAAGCGTTCTGTGACTTGAATAGAGATCCAAGATATGGCTGCTGAGAAATAAATTCATCAGTCAGTATATCAGATTCTCCAATTCTTGATATGAATACTTTATACTTAGTTGACCATGATGCCAAACATATACAATATTCAGTATTAGCACCTTCAAGGAATACTGGAGCATCAAAAGTAAATTTTGTTGCAAGAGTTCCATTTTGAGACACAGTGATATCGTCAGGTGTTTTAACAATTTCCGAGAATGGTAATATTTTTTGCGTCGGGAATCCCCCTTTCATCGTTCGAATTTGGAATGTCATGGGTATATCCATGTCATCCTTAGTCTGGAAGTAAATATCACAACTAGTAATAAAGACACCATCTTTCTCGGTTACCTGGAATGATTGTGCTAGAGGGTCATACCATATTGGTTGACTCTCAGTACTGGTATCAGTATTAATAACACCTGAACCAATCACACCTGAACCCGTAAGTTCTCTAGCAGGTCTTGATTCCTCTTCATGCCTAGTTTCAACTTTAGCATTTCTGATAGAAACAATAGTTTCTTGAACTGTTTCTAGTGTTCCAGCAGCAGTGTAAATATCTTCACCAAAAGTATCACAATTATCCTTATCATTAATAGGACTATCAATAAGTCTTAATGATTTCTTACCTGTCTCAAATCTTGGATGATTTCCACTATTTGGATTTGGAATATAGAAACTTCCAAGACAATTAGCACCAAGATCTGATATTAATCTCAAGTTAGTGATACCTGCTTGAGCACCACTTGTTTCTCCTCTTAATGTCATTCCAGACCAAGCAAATCCAAAGAAATCACCTTGTGGTTGATCACTTAATGATTTTGTATCAACGTTCAATATAGTAGATGTTGCTGAGTAAGTTGTTGGCATCTCAGTAGACTGAGCATTTGAAGAAGCAACCTGAACAGTTCCTGGTGTTCCTAAGAAAGTTTCAAGTGCTGTTGCACCAACTTGAGAAATATATGGATTTCTCTTAAAGGTTTCTGTTGGTGCATTATATGGGCCAGATCTATGATCTGCCTGTGCTACTCTAAATTTAATAAATGGTGCATCAGTTCCTTCTGGTTGTATACCTACTTGTGGTAAAGTTCCAATAACAGTTTCTCCAACTTGGAAAGTTCCAGATTCCATAGAAATTTCCATCAATTTTGGAGTGCATAATTTAGTAACATTTACTCCATCAAAGAAAGCATATAATTGTGTTAATGGTTTGCACTTAGAAACTATAAATTCAACGTTTCTAGAACGCATTACATTAATAACATCTCTACTTACAACTCTGTCACCAAATGACTCATTATCCCACTGTTCTGTAACAATTTTTCTAATACCTGTTCTAGTAGATGTTCCTGTTCTGAATGTTTCTTGGTGAGTATCTTGAACTGTAGTAGTTGTTGTAACAGTATCCAGTCTAGATTCGTTTACACCATCACCACCATTAATCCAACCTGCTTTAACAATAGTCTCAGTTGTAGGGCCAACTGAAGTTTCTTGTCTTGTTGTAGTCCAACTATTGGTTTCTGATCCAGTCCATGTAGTTTCCCAAGCATTCCAATGAATTGGGCTCATTCCAGTTTGTGGATCTACACCCCATTCTCTTTGGTTATCTGCCATTGTTTGAGCAAAGTCACCTTCCGCTTTAACAATTTTTGCTTCAATCCTTGCAGTATCTGTCCATGTATCAGAGTTTGGAGAAATCTTAACTGCTGCTTGCCAGAAACTAACCAAGAATGGTGTAACACTCTCTGTTCTGGTAGCAAACTGTTGAGTTAACCAATCAACTTCAGTATAATCAAGAGTTACGACACCATCTGCTTGTCGTCTTACATTAGTTCCTTCAGGATCTAGATAAGCAAGATCAGCAGCAGGATCAACATTTTCTACAGGCCCTGCTTGAAGATCGATAGAAGTTGTATAATGTTGTGGTCTTAACTCCTTACGAACAGTATCAATACTGTTTTTTACTTTCATTCCACGGGTTTCTTGAGTCTTAAGACCAGTGAAATTATCAACAAAGAAACCTGACTTGAATTTATTCATTCCATCAGCGTCAGGAATGAACATGTTAGCAGTTTCAGTTTCAATAAGAGATAGTGAAGTATAATATTCTAAATTTTTAATTCTATCTTCAAGTCGCTTGATATCTTGCATACGATATCTCTTATGCTTCATGAAGTTTAGAGATGCTCTATTTGTTTGGAAAAGGTATGGTGGCATTTCACACATAGCAATTTCTATAGCATCTTCAACAGTAACAGGAGTTTCCATCTTCTCTGAAGGTTCTCCATATTGAATTTGGAATTTACCTGTCTTATCCAAGAAAATTCTATCCCTTCTACCAACATAGAAAGAGAAATTGGTAATAATAGATTCGTCAGAAGCTAAAATATTCTTAGCAGAACCACCTGATGTTGTAAATGACCTTCCATAGAATTCTAATGGAGATCTGGTACCAGCAACTACAGTATAAGGAGCAACTTTAGGTCTAATATCAATAGTATCTGTAACTAATTCACCATTAATAAATGGTATATCCTTACTATAATTAAAACTATCATATGAATTTTTTACCGTAATATCACCATCATCAGTAGATTCATAGAATCCATTTGAAAAATATACTTTCAATCCCTTTTTAGGTGGTTTTGCATTAGTTTTTCTAGTAACAAAACCATAATCATAAAAACTATTCTTCTGCCCAGTGGTAAATGTATAATTTGCAGAAATATTTTTACTAGGATTATCTAAGGTTGTAATAAGACCTTGTGTTTTAGATTCGTTAAATGTAACTACTTCACCTTCTTCAAATGGTGTTTGATTTTGAACAATATATGTTATCTGAGCATCAGTTACTTTTTCGGTATAGATCCCTATAGCACCACTATCAGCACCAACTATTCTTTCCCCTTCAATTAAATCAGTAGTTTTTCCAGTAGGGCCATTTAATGACGCTAATGTCATCTTTGGTGCAGATGCAGTAGAAGTATCATTGGATTCAAATATTCCAAGAATCCTAATAACATCAGCTTGATTTAGAGAAATTCTTTCATCTTGAACCCTATTTCCATATGCAAAATTACCATAAACCAAACCATCATTTAAAGTAGTCGCACCAATACCAGAACCAGAAAGTCTAGAATTATTAATTACAGTTGCATTTACTCTATTTTGCCTCTTAGTTTTTGGAGTTGGTTTTGACTTAGTTAATGTTGCAACTAATGTGCATCCACTTACAGCAGATCCTAAACCTTCAATTTGCAATACTGTATTTCCTGTAGTAAACAGGAACATGTCATCAGTAAGTGCTACAACATCTCCATTAGGTCTTACGAAAATATATCTCTCTTCATCGAAAGGTAAGAAAGATTCATTTGTATCTGCAGTTAATGCAGAACTTAATTGACCCAATCCAGTATTTGGATTAAGTGCAACATCAACAGAATATGATTTCCTAATAGTTAATGTAGCATCAGTAAGATCAACATCGGAAACGAATGGTCTTGGCATTAATGTATACAAACATGTCTCAGCAGCACTTTCGAGAGGAGTTTGAACCAATCTTAAATTTGGAGTAACTAGATCAGCAGCTGAAGGAATTTCACCTTCTACAAGACCTGTTACTGTTGATACACCAGTTATTTTAACACTAGATGTTCCTACCTCAGTTATTCTTGCAAATGTTGATTCATTATTTCCTAAACCACCAAATGCTAATATATTGTTTATTTTTAAAATTCCTGGAAATAATTCATTCTCACTGGTAACGGTACATATTCCCGTAGCATTATCTATTTTTGTTATTTTTGCTTCACCGTAAACAAAATGATCTTTTTGTTTAATATCAGCACAGAAACTTAGTGCAGCACCAACATTACCCAATTCTGGGCCACCATAAAGTTGTTTAACATCTGACATTCCATAAGATGTTACAGCAATAGCAACTCTATTATTTGATTCACCATTAAAATCAAATGGTTCATTTTTTAAGAAATCACCTTGCTTATCATATAGTTCTAAAGAAGTGCTTTCACTAACAGCATTCTTCAAGAATCCAGTAGCACCACTATATCTTCCCTTCACATATGTGGGAACAGTTAGATTAATATTCTCATTAAGAGTTACTCTTGTTGTTAATTGAATATCATATAATGAAATATCCCATTCATTTGTATCAGAATTAGATGTAGAATATGAACCTGATTCTAATGCATAATCATAAACCCTAGCAAGACCAATTTCAGATCCTGACATTTTAAATGAATTATCACCACTTCTTTGATCTCTCAAACTAATAATATAAGTATTTCCTATACCTATAGTTGGAGCTCCGTAAACTCTATTAAGACGAAGATTGTTTCCTGTATTATAAGTTACTCCTTGACTTTCTAATGTTTTAGTTGTTCTTGGTTTTGGTGCATCAAGATATGTAGAACTAATAGTTTCTATCTCATATCCTTTGACAAATGCCTTTCCTGGCCCTACTTGATATACTGCAAGATCATCAGATGCTAGAGTTCCTTGTTGAGTAAACTCACCTTCTTCATATACACCATTATTACCCGTTCCATCATTTAAAGAATTCTTTACTACAATATCAAATGGTCTAATACTATAATCACCAGATTCTTCATAAGTTCTACGAGCCATTTCATCGGCTATAAAACTATACTCAGTTCTTTTCTTTTGTGACTTTAAAACACCTTCCTCAACAACTGCTAATTCAATAAAATTAGAGTCATTAAAATCATCTAATGGTTTAGCATAAAGTGAAGTTGATATTTTAAGACGATCAGCACCTGGTGCAGCATAGTTATTAAAACCTTTGGAGTTATCTGCTAAAGTTTCATCTTCATCAGAATTTATAATATCTTCATTAATCCTTAAACCTATTCTAGCACTAGGAGAATTTCCATACTGACTTAGAATAATTGTTTCATCACTAACATTAACAAAATTACCCCTTATAAAATAAACACCATTTGATATCGAGAAAGATGCAGCAGTAGCTGTTGCATTATTTGCTATACATGATGCAAAAGATTCTCCAGATGGTATAAATGCATTGTTTTCAGGCCCTGAAATTATATCACTATCAGCAGTTAGAAGTTCTCCATCAGCGAAAACTCTAATATTAGAATCTTCAACACCAGATGACATGTATGAAATATAAAGTGTTAAATTTCCTCTTTCTGATTCTTGTTGTGTTATAACTTGATTAATTATTGCTGTTACACCTGTTGTCAATCCAATTATTTTTCTACCTATTAACTGACTAATATAAAAATCTACAGGAACCCCTAGATGAGTATTGTTTAACTCTACAGCATAATATTTTGGCGAATATGCAGTGTTTCCTGGAATTACTTTAGCACCCTCTTTAAAGAAGTGCTGACCAAACTTCTCTATTTGATTTTGAAGAATTGACTGGAGACCAGTTATCTCTCTTGCCTGAACAGGATATCCAGGTTTAAACAGAACCTTATGATAATTATCATCAGGATTGAAATCATCAAAATACGGTGAAACGTTTAGATTAGTTTGTTGAGCCATAGTATTTTAGAACTGTAATATTATTTTGATGTCTTCTTTTTGATTGGAAGATCGTGTAATGGCTGGTCTGTGGTCAACATAAATCATATTTCCAGAATATTTTTTAATTTCTGGGTTTGACAATCCTTTAGTGAATGACTGACCAAGGTAATATGTTCTATTATTTATTGAGGTAGAAAGACCACTAAATGTAGTGCTAATCGATAAATTGGAACTACCACCAACAATAATTCTATTACCGCCCGCAGTTGGATCGGAAGTAAATCTTGTTGTGTCATATCCATAGATAGCAGCTGTGGCACTTTGTGCTACACCAACTGTAGTAAAACCAGCAATAGTTCTATCCTGCCAATACTTTAGAACTCCAGTAGTCGCATCATAAGCAAGAACTTTACCAACAGCAGTAACACCAGTTCCAACAGTTTGAGTAATTAAACTATCAGGAGTAAATGTTACAGAACTATATCCAGTTCCAGACAACCTTAAGGCATATGCAGCACTTGCTTTATCCAAAGTAAGTAACTGAGTAGAACCAAATACTTGAGGATTTTCAATAATTCCAATCCTAGCAATTTGGTCACCCGTTATAAAGTCTGGGTTCTCAGCATCATTTTCAATTCTTGCATAGAGTAATGCACTACTTGCACCCAATTCACGGTATATATCTTTACCATGACCACCAGGAGGTGGAATGATAACATCAAGAGTAGGTGGAGATGTTGGAGTTGGTATAGATCCAGCAGATAAGTCAACGTTACCGTAGGTATAACCATATCCCTCATTAGATATAGTAACACTTTCTATTTGCTGATCATTGTTAACAACAACAGTGCATTCTGCATCAAAACCATCACCTTTAATTGGAACTCTAGTATAAGTCTGGTTAGCAGTTCCTATACCAGTTCCTCTGTTTTTAATAACAACAATTTTTATACCACCATCAACAGCATTGTTTCTAATAGCACTATCTGCAGTATTTGTGCTCCATTCCGCAGGAACAGGCATAAAGTCTGTAGAATCAAACTTAATTAAATCAGCAGGTTTAATAGTATAAAGATACTTCCATATATAACCGTCACCAGAAGTACCAGCAATTCTTGGTTCTAAGTCTGTAAAGGTTGGTTCATCAAGAGATGGTTTACCATCAGGAGTTTCAGGAGTGGTTCCATTTTGTAAACAAATGTAAACTTTAAAGTCACTATTAACGACAAAATAGTTTGCAGTATATAATGTGGTTCCACCAGAGTTTTTTGGTGCATTAGTTATACTATAATCTTGTCTATAATAATCGTAAGTAGTACCAGAACTCCACTGGTTTTTTTGAACAATTTGTTTTACATCTGCAGGTGTTATCTTCTTAACAGCAATCATACTATCATAATAATCGTTCAGATCATTAAAACTATCGACTGGAGAAGGGGGTGAAGTATCCCAGTCAGTTCTAATACCTGTTGGATTAGGTAAACCTACGAAAGCATAGTAAGAATTTGTGTTGGTAGAAACACCAGCCACAAAATTCTTTGCGTTCAAGATTCTTATTTGATCAGTTATAATTGCGGACATTGAACCTAATGTAACACTTTTTTATCTATTTAGACGACATAATTTACAAACTTCAATGGTGCTTTTCTCTTAATCTGTGGACCAGTCTTAATTCCAACAACACCGTTGTTTGTATTCACGGAATATGAAGTAGAAATCATCCTACCTCGTGATTGAAGTCTACCCCAACTATAGTCACCTATAAATGCGGTACTAATCCCTTGATTTAAGGTTGAATATCCTACAGTATTCTCTAGACCATTCCAACTTAACACTCTACTAAAGACTCTTAGTGAACTGTTAGTCTTATCAGATCCATATCCAACTGTGGTTATTCCAACATAATGTGAGACTTCGTATATATTATCTAGTGCAGTTGTTCCAACACCGACATATGTTCCTGCCATATTTACAGATGTAACACCAGAACCTAGATTGGAACCGCTAACAGTAAAGTAGTAGCCTGTTTGCAATCCACTTACTGAAATTGGATCAGGGCTTGTAATCTTACTATCTCTTAGAGCAGATTCATCAGGAATCCAAAGATCAAATACTACAGCAGTTCCTACCCCAATCGCTGTTCCATTTGCGTCAGATATATTTGAACATATACCAACACCAGTCACAACTCCAAAATCTCCTGAATAAGAATCAAGAGTATTTTCCTCTCTAATATATGTTGGTGGAGAAATTAGAACTTGTGGTGCTTTACCTGCGGTATATGCAATACCAGCAGTAGTAATAGTAATTGATGTAACAACACCAGCAGTGATTGATGCAGAAGCAAATGCTCTAGCAGTAGTGCCTACACCAGCGAGAGGAGTTCCACCTACGCCAGTAGGAGTTTGGATACTTACCGTAGGAGCGATTGTATATCCCCTACCACCCGTTGAAATAGCAACAGATGAGATTGTATTACCAATGGAAACTATTGCCGTTCCAGCAGCACCTGCAAGGTAATCATACTGAGCACTGGCATTTACTATTAAAATATCTTTCTGGAATTCTCTATCAACAGGGTTTTCATTTTCTTGATCAAAGAATGGTTTACAGTTATCTACCCATATTGTAGTAGATCCCACACCAACTGCTTGAATTAAATATGCAGTTGGTTGAATAGCAGGTTCTTGTAAAGGTCTATCCTTACGAACAACTCTACCATCAATAATCTTATCTTCAGTCTGTTTAATCCATGTTACAGGTCTTACTTCAGTATCATCATCACCTAAACCAAGACCATAGTATGGGTTAGTATCAACTTGGTCTGAAGATTTAACTTCAACAACTGTTCTTTCATTTTCTACAAATGTTCTTGTGTTATATGCAGAATCATATTTAAGAACTAAATCATCACCACGTTTAACTGTTTCTACAATATCTCTATCTTTTACATCTTCACCACCAGTTCCTCTATAGAAGAAGAATCTCATTACATCACCTGATTTAGGTGCTTCACTAAAGGTTATTGTTCCACCACCACTAAAGGTAAATCCTTCACCAGGAACTTGTAGAACATCATTAATTGTAAGAATTAGAGTATCTTGAATGACAATCGGTGATCCAGATTTTGCCTGAATAGCATATCCATCACCACCAACTGTAATTGGGAATGCTTTTCTAGCACCATCAAATAGATTAGAGAAATCATCAAGAACATCAAGTTCTCCAAGAGTCCACATGTTAAACTCATCATCTTTAATTCTTTCAATAGTTAACTGGAATTCTCTAAATGTTCCACCTTGAACTGTAGGGATACCTACAATTGATGGTTCACTAGTTGTAAGAGAGGTAGGAACTGTTAATATTTGAGATTCTCCATAAGAATAACCAACATTAGTAATCTCAAAGTCAATTACACTTGATCCCGCACTAACTGTAATATTAGCTCTTGCTTGAGTTCCACCAACACCTGGCGTAGAAGAACTATACCAAAGTGGAATATCTTGATAAGGAGTTGGAGGATCAATGATTGCTTCGAACGTAGAAGACCCTGTGCCAGGGAATCCTGGAATTGGATCAGTGTTTGTAACAGCAATACTTACGATACCACCATTAATTACAGAAGCAGTTCCAATATATTGAATTGATGGAGTTCCAGTAGATGATAATGCAACACCAACTTTAACTTCAGTAGCAATACCAACACCACTTATAGAAGAATTGGATGCAATACCAGCACGACCAGGAATTACTCTATATCCAGAACCACTATTACCAATACTTACTGCAGTAACAATACCAGAAGAAGTAAATCGAATAGTTGCACCAGCACCAACTAATGGTTGTAATCCAAATCCTTCAGTAGATCCGACAGAAATTATTCTACCACTAACAGGAACAGATGCAGTTTCTGGATCATATGCAACAGAAGCAGCAGCACCTGTAAATGTCATGGATGTAATACCAGAAACTTCAGATAATTCATAATCATTAAAGTTTCCAGCACCTTGTAATATACCATTAATTAAAAGTAAACCATTCTGAGTTGAAATACCAGTTACATTTCCTTTATTAACTTTAAGGTCAAATTGCGTTTCTTGACCATCAAATTGTGGTGAAAGATTATCAATCAAATAATTTGTAGTATATGCATCATAATCAGATCCCTTAACACCAGAACGAGTAAAGACTCTTCCACTGAAACTTGAGTAAGTTGTAATACCAACCCAATCTCTATTATTAGGAGTAGCAGTTGAGTATCCTACAGGAGGTTCTCCACCAAATGGAGCATCAGAGAATGATAAAGTATTATTGATAATATTAAAGTCACCACTAAGTTTATTGATTGGTGCATGTGAAGCATGACCTACAAGAGTAGTTCCCATCCAATGACGATGAACTTTAACAGCATTAGCAGCACCAGCCGTAGGGCCAACTGCAACAACTTTCATTATTTCATCTCCAATTCTTATATCATCCCCACTATGGAATGACGTTATTCCCGTGAAGTAAGCTATATCTTCTGTTCTATCAAAACGTTGTGATAATGATGCTGCTATACCACTATTAACGATTGGTGATTGAATCATATTATCAATCGCTATTAATGATCTAACATTCTCAGTTCCATACTTAGCAGTAATACTATGAGAAGTTCCAATACCAACTGATGTTAGATTTATTGGTTTTACTGGAGTTACTAGTGCATCTTGTGCAGATCTGCAAAGTTGAATTTGACTATCACTTTTCTTAAATACAAATACACTTTCAGGTAAGTATGTAATGGTTGCTCCAATACCTGCAAAGTAAGTGGCAGCAATTCCTATCGCATCTCCAGTGGTTCCTATACCTGTTGTAGAACATCCACTAATTGCTGCTTTAACTGAATAAACTACTTCTTCACCACTTACAAAGTAATGATTTGGAAGATCTATAGTATCATTGGTAAGACTAACAACATCAGTACTTGTTCCATCAAAATTCTTTCTGAATATCTCATTTCCATTATGTAAACAATCAAATTCTGTTCTTGCACCATAGAATGTTCCTTCATATACATCAAAACTACTTCTAATAGAACCACTATTCAATTCAATTAATTCTGGTTCAGAAGAGTTTTCTTCAACTCTAAGTGCATTAATAAATGTCTTAATTTTAACCCCTACATTTGATTTTGGAGTAAATGTCAATTCTGTGCGACATCCATCAGTATCTCTAGAACCACCTATTGTTCCTAGTGAATCAGTTGCACCAAGACCAGTTCTTAAATTTCCATATTCAGTAAGGAACACTCTATTATCATCATCAACCATCATTACTTCAGCAAATTCATATATGTCATTCGTCTCATCTACAATCTGAACTATACAATATGCCCCATCATAATCGTTAACATAGCTAGCAATTCCTACAGTGGCAGGAGAACTAGCAGCTGCAATTGTAGTTGACTTAGCGATCATTGATGCATTTCTTAGATCATATGTTCCAATTCCAGTAAATGTCTCTGAAGAAATACCAATCGTAATTGTGTTTATCCATGCAGTTCCAATACCAGCATTAGGTGTGTAACCAACTTCTACAGCAGCAGTAGTTCCTACTCCAACAATATATGGTCTAAATGTTCCTAATGGTTGTGCAGCAAGATTATCTCTTCTATTGTGTATTGCTAATTGACCATACTCATGGAATTCAAAAGAAGTCATTCCAGTACCAACAATTAGACTCAATTCATCATATTCAACTGAACCTTCACTTGTAGCAATAGAAACAATAATCTTTGCAGATCTAGGATTGTATAGATCATATTGTGCTGTTCCAACACCTGCAACACCAGGAATACTTGTTAATGCAGTTCCTGTAGTAGATGCTGTTCCAACTGTGCATATCTTAACTTCTGATCCACCATAACCAATAACATTTGAAACACCGATAGCAACTAGTGGGCTTGGAGGTGCAGTTGATTCACCGATAGTTGTTTTACCAATAGCAGTCAATGAAGTAGTTAAACCCAATTCATCAAGGTTATATGACATGGTAATAACATTATAATTATTCTTCTCTGACTTAACTGGGTGGAATTGAAGAACAGCATCTGTTCCATCAACAACACTATCCATCTGACCCAGTTGAATCTGAGTATCAACAGATCCATACTGGTTAATCATTGATTGACCACTAACTGGATCAAATAATGAGTTAACCATCATTATTTGCCTTTCTCCAGTAAATAATCTATCTCTTACATAAACAATAAATCTATTCTCTTTATTATTAGAAATGTCATACCTAGCAACCTCAGACCAAGGTGTAGGTCTTGGATT